AGGACAACACCGCCGCACATGACGGGGGCGGTCTGTACAACGGAGGGACCGGAGCGGAGTTGCAGGTCACCGACTGCACCATAGCGGACAACCACGTGATCTGGGGCGGCGGTGGCATCTACGTGTACCTCGGTCAGATGCTGACGGTGACCAACACCACGATCACGGGGAATACGGCCGACTACCGCGGCGGCATCTACTTCGACCGAGGCAATGTCACACTGCAAAACAGCATCGTGGCCGGGAATACCGGCTATGACCTCTTGGGATCAGGCCTCGGCGGCACCTCCTCGGCTTCCTACTCCCTGATTCAGAACGACGGTACCGGCCTCACGAATGGGATCAATGGCAACATTGTCGGCATCAATCCGCTGCTGGCTCCCTTGGGTAACTACGGCGGTGCGACGCAGACGATGGCGTTGTTGCCCGGCAGCCCGGCCATCAACGCTGGCAGCAGTAGCTACGGCGGCGGTTCCGATCAACGCGGCAAGCCACGTGTTGGTGCCACCGACATCGGCGCCTTCGAGAGCCAGGGCTTCACCCTCGCCGTCAGCAGCGGCAACAACCAGCGCGCTGCTGGTGGCGCCGCCTTCGCTAATCCGCTGGTCGTGTCCGTCAAGGCCAGCAATGCCGTCGAGCCGGTGGCCGGCGGCCTTATCACTTTTACTGCTCCCTCCTCCGGCGCTTTGGCAAGCTTCAGCCCCAACCCGGCCCCTATCGGCTCCAATGGCCAGGCCAGCGTTACGGCCACCGCCCACGGCGCTGCCGGAAGCTATACGGTCAGCGCTTCCGCAACTGGCATCGCCAGCCCGGCCAATTTCTCCCTGACCAACAATACCGCGCAGACTACTTACGATGCGGTCAGCGATTTCTCCGCCGTTGCCAACCCCAACGGTGTGTGGAGCAATCTCTACGAGCAGAACGGTTCTGCCCCTCAATTACTGGAGTACCACAGTAGTCCCCCAACCGGAGTCAACGGCTGGTGGGATGGAAACCAAACGCCGTATCTTGTGGCTATTGAGAAGAACACGACCGGAAGCACGATAACCAGTGGAACGATCGTGTACCCGCCTAACCTCGTGCACATGGATCCTCAAGGCGACACTGCGATCGTTCGCTGGACCGCCCCGAGCACGGGGATCTGGAACATCAGCGGACTGTTTCAGGGGATCGATACCAACACACAGGACCACCCCGTGGAGATCCTTGAAAACTCAAGTACGGTGTTGCTGTCTCCCACCTCCATCGCCAGTTTTGGACAACAGGTGCCCTTCAGCGATAAGGTGACGCTCAATAAAGGAGACACCATCGACTTCATGGTCCTTACCGGACCAACAACGTATGCGTTTCTCAGCACTGGTTTGTCCGCTACCATTAGTCTATCGGGGTGACACCGGGCGTTCCTTGTCCGCTCCCTGCTCCGCTTCTTAGGAGCGAATCAGCGGAGTGTCGCTCGTCAAGGATCGGCCCAACGGCGTGGGTTGGCGCGAGGTGGATCAAGGGGGTAAGGCCAGGGTCACTGGCCCAGCGCAAAGGAACTGGCTGAGAAAGTCCAAGGCCGAACAGCCGCGAGCGCGGAGAGCAAGTTGACAGCATCGATCAACAACGAGAGGAAGCGGCCATGATGGGACCGCTGGAAGACCTAACCGGCCGTACCTTCGGCCGACTGACTGTGCTCGAGCGCTCCGGCAGCCGCCATAAGCATGCTGTCTGGCGCTGTCGCTGCGCTTGCGGCAGTATGGTGGATGCCGTGAGTAATCACTTGCTGTCGGGCAAGAAGAAATCGTGCGGCTGTCTCGTGACAGACATCCACAACCCGCCCGGCCGCGTCGCCCGCAACGTGGCCATCAGTCAGGCACGCCAGCTCGGCCGGAGCTATGACAACATCGCTCGGGAGTTTGGCTTATCGCGCGAACGTGTTCGGCGCATCTGCCTGGGGGAAGGGCTGTAGCCATATGGCGACTCGGGCTGGGAAGTCGTGGCCCGGTTGGAAGGGTCGAACGTATGGACACCCAGGGCTTCTTGGTCAGACTATTCGTCGGTACTTTGGTGGTTGCCGGCCTGTTCCTCTGGTGTGTGAACCCCGAAGTGGTGCTGGCGCCGCTTCGCTTTCACCGGGGGACCAAACGCTGGGATAGAATTCTGCTGTGCTTCCTCCTTCCGGCGGTGTATGCCGTATTTCTTGTCGCCGCATTGGACAATGGGCGGTTTCACGGGTTGCCGGTGTCCTGGTGGGGCCGTGGTATCGGTTGACTGGGACTGCGCCCACTTTCTGATGCTGTGCTAACTTGCTTCGGTGGGATCGACCGCGGCGTCCGCCGGGACTTGCTGTGCCGCTATTCCTACAACCACCTTTTATCACCATCCCACGCCTATCGCCGCCAGGTCAGCCGGCCCCAGCGCTGCCAGAACGCGCTGAAACTGTGCTGCCTGAGCGTGAGATACCACAGCGTCACCTACTTTTTGCCGAGCGCCGCTAGGTCCGCTGCGTCCAACGCCGACAACACCCGTTGAAACTGTGTGGCTTGCTCGCGTGTTTGCTCATCCACAACCAAAGAGGTTCTCCCGTTCAATTCGTCGATATAGCCGAGCAAGTCCTCCCCCGCCTCAAACCATTCCCCCCGAATGCGAAGATGCCTCCAGCGCCGATGTTGCCGCACTTCCTCTGCCTTGTCGCCGTCGATCGACGCCAACAACTCCAGAGGGATCGACGAAGCCGTTTGCAGCGCAGATAGCCGAGCAACAACGTCCTGAGTGTAGCCGATCTTGATAGCATCCCCGCCACGGATGAAATAAACTTCATCGCGTTTGACCCGCTGCGCTCGCAAGAATTCTCTACTACGCGGCATGACTCTACCACCACAGTCCCGGTTCCCGCCGTGCCGCCCGCCCGCTAGTGCCCTCGAAATACAAACCAAAGCAAGCGTCCGCGTCATGGCCCGCCGTCAACAGAATCGGCCCTTGGCTTTCCGCCAACGGTGCCTGACGGGCGAGCGTCCCCTTGACGCAAACCACGAGTCCAAGAGCATACGCCGTCGCCCGATCGTCCGACATCCCCTTGGGCGCCGATAGTGTTGACCCCTCGATACTGGCCAGCTGCGCGAACGTCGCTGGGTTATGGATTTCTGCCGTACCGTCGCGTAACGCCTCCGCCGCATGATCGTACAGCATCGCCTTCCCCTGGCTGTTCTCTAGCCAACCGGCTCGCCCGTCCTTGCCGGCCAGTCGTACTAAGCGGCTATGGTCCCTAAGCCACAAGAGGACCGCGTGGCCATGATTGTTGCGCTCCACCATCACGGCCGCCGCCATGTACCATAAGCCAACCCGGTCGATGATGGACGCGAAGGTAGACGGTTCCAAACGTCCCGCCAAGGCCGCAACCTCTTCGCCCGTTCTCACGTCGAGGACTTCCAGGGCGGAAGACTCCGACGACGGATTGCCCTCCGCCGGGTCCGCGCTGACAACATAGCGATGGCCGGGGATCGGCGGAGCGTAGATCGTCAGTCCGGGGATAGCTGGCATCTTCGGGGGAGTAATCGGCTCGCGGGGATGGTAGCACTTGGACAGCCATTCCAGGGGCAAGCGCTTGTCCAAGGTCCGCGGCGCCAACGCTTCGATGTCCGTGGCCGGATACTGTTCGGCCAAATCATCGACGCTGCCGGTTCGGGCAAGAACGTCGCGGCGTTGCCCGTCATACCATGCCGCGTCCCTGTCCGGTCGGGCATGCCACGGCAGGAAGACCGGCGCCCACTCGTTCTGCCCTTGCCGGGCGCCCTCATAAATGCGTTTGAACGGCGACAGCGGCTTGGTCTTGTCGGCCCGGCTCAGCAGCACCATGCGGCCGCCGCCGTCGATGGTTGGCTTCACGGCGCGCATCAGCTGGTCCAGGTCGGGCACCAGGTCGGCCTCGTCCACGATCGCCAGCGTGGCCGTGTAGCTGTCGCCAGCCGTCGTCGGGAAGGCCAGTACCCGCGAGCCGTTGGACCATTCCCATTCGTGGTCGTTGTCCACCGCGAAGGAACGGACCTTGAGCCAGTCCGGGAGGCGCTCGTACATGCCCCGCAGCCGGGTCTTGAGCAGATCCACGGCCTCGTCGTCCCGGCGGGAAAAGAGCAGCACCGTGGCGGCCGGGTGGAAGAGCATCTGCCAAAGGGCATAACCCAGGACCAGCCAGGTCAGGCCAAGCTGGCGGGCCTTGAGGATGACCACCAGGCGGTTGTCGCGGATGGTGTCGAGGGTCTGAATCTGCGCCGGCCAGAGCCGGAAGGGGAGCCAGTCGGCCAGGGTGGCATCGTAGATAAAGACGTAGCGGTCCAGGAAATAGCCGGGATCTTCGGCACAGGCGAGCAGCTCAATTCGTGCCGGGGCTGGGGATGCCAAAGCGCTCACGGCGCCACTCCTCAGTTCGTTGACGGGCTTGCGTGAAGTCCTCGATGGTCAGCCGATACGGTTCCCGGCCGTCCGGCGTGGTCGGTGCGATCTTGTGCGGGGCGTTCAGGCCCAGGAGCTTGCAACGCTGCTCGATGCACCACTGCACAACGGCCAAATAACGCGGATCGCCGTGCTCTTCTTCCTTGCGGATCGCCGCCTTGGTGCGGTCGCCCTCTTCGCCCGTGACCTGCTCCGTGGTCGTGGTCTCGCGGCCCTGCTTCGACTTCTCGAAGCAGGCCCAGGCTTCCCGCTCCAGGAGATCGAGCCGCTCCAATTCCTGGCCCTTGGCGGCGTCGAGGTCGCGGACGCCGGCTTCCTTCCAGCGGGTGCTCAAAACCTTCAAATCTCGGCTGACCGTGCTCCGGTCCACTCCGATCCGCTCGGCCAGTTCCGCCTGCCGCTTGATGCCCTGCAAGAACAGGCTGGCGACCTGGGCACGCCTCGATTCGATGGCCAGTTGATCGGCACTGCTGCGACGCATGGCTTCTGCACACTTTTACTTGCACGGCCGGCGGCTCCCGGTCCAGGAGCCGGTTTTACCTTTGCCAGCCATTGTAGCGCTCGCGTCGGTCCGGACGCAACCCTAGCGTTATCGCGGACTTCCGAAAAAAGTTTCGCCCGGAACTCCTTGCCGGGTCAGGCGGTGGGCGGAGTCGGCAAAAAAATCCAAAATTCCTCCGAAATATCCTTGACTCCCCGACCCGGTGCCTTACAATTGACAATGTAGTCAATGACGGCACTCATTGGCTGAACAAAACCCTTCACAGGAGG